GCATAGAAACTAACATAAACGACTTTTATTCTATATACTAATGCAAGGATATACATACAACATCGAACAAGAAGCAATCGACGCAAGAAAACAAGCGGCAGATTATAAAGGCTACCCGATACGTTCAGGAGATACGACCATTTATTGGGTCAACTATTCCTATTCAGAACTTGACGGCTTTTATTACATCCGTCACGTTGAAGGATTGGAAGCGGTATTGGGTGAGCCTACTGATATAACAATCACACCACACGAAGAGATATGAGATTCCCAGTAAGTTTTGAGCAATTCACCAAAAACAGCGAGAAGGCTATCACCTACCTTTTGCTTATTGTCGTTACTGTTCTTTACATAAGAGCAGAGCGTCAGAGCAACCTTGCAACGGCTCAATGTGAAAAGCGATTGATAAAGTGTGAAACAGAACTTCGGAAAATGTCGGCAATGCTTAAAACTCAAGACTCACTCTGTTCTGCATTGGTGACTGAAATCAAAATATACAAAGCGTTAGGTAAGATATGAAAGCACTATTTGCCTTTGGAATATTAGCAATTATATTGGCATTGTCAACCGACACACCAACGATAGAGGATAAAGTGGCAGAGCAGATAGAGGAGAGCCAAAAGTTGTACGATAGTGCAACAGTGGAATTGAAGCGAATGAGGAATATTAACGATAGTTTGTTAGAGTTAAGATTTGGGAAATGATAGATAGAGTATTTAAGAATTGGAAAACGACGGCTTTGGGTGTTCTACTCGTGACAGGCTCATTGATATTGGTAGGAATTAACAAAGCAACACTAACCGAAGCAGGGGCGTTTATCGTCGCTGGGGTTGGGTCTATATTTGCAAAAGATAAAAAAGATGGAAAATAACTTCATACGGATCAACTTTGCGGAAAGCAAAATACCCATTTTCAAGGAAAACAAAGCCAAAGGATTCTTGACTTATGGGCAGGATAACGCATACCCACAAATGTTGATTGACTTGTTTAACAGCTCACCAAAGCACGGAGCGATTGTTACTCAGAAAGCAGACTTCATAGCCGGTGATAAAACCGAAATTGTAGCATACAACACAGAGGATATTGCAAAAGCAAACGATGCTCTTGATTCAATTAACGCCTATGAAGATTTTGACAGCCTTAAAAATAAGATTGCTCAAGACTTGGAATTGTTTGATGGGTTCGCTCTTGAGATTATTTGGAACAAAGCCAAAACCAAGATAGCTGAGATTTATCACTTGCCGTTTCAGAATGTACGTCACTCGTTAGATGGTCATTACTTATACGCTGAGGATTGGAGTGATAGGAAAGTAAAGCCTGACCATTATTACGCTTGGAATCCCAATACGAGAGAGAGTAAGCAAGTGTATTATTTCAAGATGTACAAGGCAGGTTGCGGAGAGTATCCGACTGCACCTTACCAATCAGCTCTGAAGTACATAGAGATAGACACAGAGATTGCCAACTTCCATCTTAACTCAATCAAATCAGGCTTTTCGGCTCAGACGCTTTTACAATTGTTTAAGGGCATTCCATCACCTGAAGAAGCTCGGCAGACCATCAGAAGATTCAAAGACAACTTTAGCGGAACAGATAACGCTGGGTCTATCATCATTCAGTTTAACGATCCGAATGAAACTCCATCGGTCGTTAACAACCTTGCACCTTCAGACTTTGATAAGCAGTTTGACATCTTAAACAACACTGTACAAGAGGAGATTTTGATGGCTCACCGAGTTACTTCTCCGATGCTTTTTGGTATCAAGACAGAGGGGCAGTTAGGAGGGCGTAACGAGTTGATTGAAGCCTTTGAGGCTTTCCAAACTTCCTACATTGAGCCAAGACAGAATCAGATGGATAGAGCCTTGAGTTCTATTTTCAAATACATCACACCTGTAAAGCTTAAAACTAAGAACAAGCCACCGATAGGACTTGACTACGTTCAGTTATTTGAGAAAGGCATCATTGACAGAGATGAGGCAAGAATCGAGTTAGGAATGTCAGCAACAACAGCAATGAGTGAGCAAGTGAAATGTGAATCTTGTGAGAATCCTTTTGGATGGGATGATGACAAAGATTTGAAAGTGTTCGCTGAGTTCGGTGAAGATGCGGACAATTTTGAGTCTGTACCTTTGGAGTTCGGAGATGCTCTACAAGCAATGATTTTGCAATGGTTGTATAGTAACGAGGGTATCACCTTAGAAACGCTCTCAAACAACATTCAGAAGCCTGTGGAGGAGATAATGCGAGAGGTTGACGATATGGCACAGAGAGGCTTAATTGAATCTGTTGAGGATGGTTTCAGAATCACACCTGAAGGAACAACCACTCTTGAAAATTCAAATGTAGGAACGGAGATTGTGACTCGTTACACATATGAAAAGGCACCAGGTATAAGCGGTGGCGATTTGATACCTACATCAAGAGATTTCTGTCAGAGGATGATACGTTTAAACCGAGTTTACACAAGAGAAGAAATAGACCAAATTTCTGTGATACTTGCACGAGAGTACAACGACCCAGGATATTCAGCTTGGAAAAGACGAGGCGGATGGATGACCATCAAAGGCACAACCACTCACGTTCCATACTGCCGTCACATTTGGCAACCACAACTATTAAGAAGAAGAATAAATGGCTAATTTTGTATATTTTGTATCCGTTACCTACTTAAAGGATAACACACCCATCAACGAGAACTTAGACGATAAGCTTCTCAAGGCAGCGATTAAAGAGGCTCAGGAAATTTACATCAGAGATGTCATCGGTTCAGGTATATACGATGAGCTGCAAGATCAGGCTTATAACGGTACACTAACAAGCGATAACACCACTTTACTTGATAGTTACATTGCACCTTGTTTGAAGTATTACAGCCTTACAGAGTCTATGTTGCCGATGACCTTCAAGTTCATGAATAAGTCAGTAGCATCTCGTAACTCTGAAAACGCAACACCTATCACAACAGGAGAATTAACACAGATAGAGCAACGGTACAGAGATAAGGCTGAGTATTATGCGGAAAGATTGCGTGACTTCCTGAAGGAGAACCCAACATTGTATCCAAAGTATTTGAACCCTGGTACTGGCTTTGATGTAATACGCCCACAGAATACGGCTTATTTTGGAGGAATGTATCTTCCCGGTACGGATGACGACTGTTTCTACAACTACGATTTCCCAGATGACTACCAAAAATAAATGGAGGCTAAAAAACGAAGCCAAATTAAAAAAGTATGACGCTCAACCAAATCATCGAAAAGATAAAAACCCAAGCGGAAAGCCACAAAATGGTGGGAAAGTTCGCAGTGGGGGCAGAGTTTGACTTCGCAGTTGATGAAGTAAAATACTACCCTTTAGTGTGGTTAGTTCCAAACGGCTTCACATTTAACACAGAGCAGAAGGCGGTTAACTATGACTTCTCTATGCTTGTAATGGATAGGCAGTTTGAAAGTGGTTCTAACACGATTGAAGTGCTATCAGACACGGCAGGAATAATCATCGACATTGTAACACTATTAAAAAGAAACGTAACCGATGCAGACTTTGAAGTCCAAGTTAGCGGAAACGCTGAGCCCTTTTTTGATTCCAGGACTGACGTTTGTGGGGGGCATGGTATCAGCTTCACTATTAACACGCCATACCTCGAGTCCTACTGCGACATACCAACCTGACACCAGTAGAGTTATTATCATTAGAGAAATCTATGCAGTTGACAAAGAAATTGATTCGCTCCGCAACATTTACTCTGATAGCATTAGTAGTGCTAACACCACAGAGAGCATACTCTCAATTCTCAGACAGCACGATAAGAGAGATAAATGAGCGATTGATTGAACTGCATCAGTGCAGAAAGAAGCAAGAACTTTATATCAAGTTAGCCAAGCAAGATTCAACACAGATAATGAATCAGGCTGCAATCATAACTACCCAAGAAAAAACCATTAGCCAAGTGAAAAGCAAGAACAAAACACTACAAAAAATAAACGCTGTTCAGTTTGCTTTGCTCGTTTTGGCTTTAATACTATGAAAACAAATGTACACATCCTCAGAAACACATTCGCACCTAAAAAAGTATTACTCCTATCCGATATACATTGGGACAATCCAAAGTGTGACCGTGACCTATTGCGAAACCACCTCGAAAAAGCAAAAGAAATCGGGGCGGACATATTGCTTAATGGCGATACCTTCTGTTTAATGCAGGGGGCGTATGACCCTCGTAAGAACAAAAGCGACATCCGACCAGAACACAACAAGGCAAATTATTTAGATACCGTTGTAAACGATGCGGTCAAGTGGTTTAGTCCTTATGCTCATTTAATCAAGGTCGTAGGGTATGGCAACCACGAAACCAACATTTTGAAGCGACAGGAAACAGATGTGATTGAACGTTTTGTATATGGGCTGAACTCAACCAATGATACCAATGTTGAGGTTGGAGGGTATGGAGGTTGGATAGTGTACAACTTTGCTCGTGAGAATAGCAACAGTAAGGTAAATTTTAACATAAAGTATTTCCACGGCTCAGGTGGAGGCGGACCAGTTACAAAGGGAACGATTCAATTTAACCGAATGCAGACTTTTGTTGAGGGTGCTGATATGATTTGGATGGGTCACGTACACGAAGACCATGAACTTACGTACACAGTTGAAAGGCTCACACAAAGCAAGG